GCTTCGGCTGGTTATACTTGCCGATATCTTTCATGTGCTCAGCCATTCTTAACGACCTTCCCCATGTCCTTGATCGGCTTCTTGCCGCTCTTCTGGTTTGCAACCTTAGCGAGGTTACGTCCGAGCTTCTTCATCTGCTCGTTGGTCTTGCCGCCCTTAGCCATATTAGTTCTCCGTCGTCTGAATAGTTACCGTACCAACCTGACCGTTCGCTACTAATGTATCAGGAAGACCCCATAAACCCAAGGGATTTTGAAAGCCCACTGGGTCCCAGCCCCAATGGATAACACGGCTACCTCCAGACGGGGTGCCAAAAGCGTCCACATCTTCCGTTGGAAGCGTGTTTGGTTGCGTGCGAATGCCAGTCAAACCGGCCTGCCAGTAGGTCGTATCAGGGCGCGGATTGCGAATAGCCTGAGGGTCATCAACCGGGTACATACCCAGTTGAAGCTGCGGCTGATCTGGTTCCCAGCAGGTGGGGCACACAAGAATATTGATGTTCTTCGTCTTGATGACGAGCGACTTCAACTCTTTCAGCTTGTACCGAAAGCCGCAGCGATCACACTGGGAGATCGCATATTTACCAGAGGCAAATCTGTTTGGCACAGCGCCTCCTTAGAAGAACATTTGCCGTGGCGCTAAGCGCAACGGTGCCTTTTCACGGTCCTCGTCAGCCGCCTGCTCCCATGCCTCATCGTACATGGCTTTCAGCATAGCAGAGCGTTCGATAGCCCCCGGGATTTTCAGCGAGAGATGATACGCAAGCCCTGCAACCATAGCAGGGAGCATACGAAACGGAATATCCTGCTCGGTAATACCTTCGCCAGAATCCTGAATACGGCGCAAGCGAAAGTACACGAAGGTGTAGTAATCGTTCTGATCCGGGCACGGCCACACGTTAATCTGCGGATACTGGATACCAGAGGGGTTCTGCGCACCCGACTGACGATTGATCCACACTTGAATAGGACGTCCTTGAGCGTTTTTGTTCGGGATCGTGAGGTACGTATCGGCGCTGATACGGTTGATGTTAATGTCCGTCTGCGCTTGGCCTGTCTGAGTGCGGATCACGTGGTCGAACAAGTCGATGGTATCGACTGGCAGGTTATACGTAATCTGACCCTGAACCATAGATATCGAACCCTGTTCGATGGTCCACAGGTTGATACCCTTATTAGCCCACTCAATCGTCAGAAGGTTAAGGCTACGGCGCGCCGTGCGCAGATCGTAACCCGTGCGAAGCTCAGCACCACAACGCTCAAAAGCCTCCTCAATGAGAAGGTTAAGGTCGAGATTGAAGTTTGAGGTGCCTGAAGTGGGCATTGTGGTATCCCTTACCTAAATCTCGCGGTCTTCTTGGCGATGGTCTTAGGCTGCTTGACGAACTGCTTGCCCTTGGCCGTGCCTTCTCGCTTAGCCTTGGTTGTAGCAGCATATTCAGAAGAAGTCAGCGCCTGACGCGCTTTCTTAGGCAAATAACGCTCACCAGTGGCTTTTGAGCCCTGAGTAGACGGCTTACCCGACTTAGTCCCCCAGTCCTCCTTAGTCCATTTAGATAAGGATTTCTGGGCTTCTGTCTTCGGGCCTGAGTAGCCGCCACCAGATTTCTTATACCGCTGGGTCGCAAGCTGGGCTTTGCGGGCGGACCACTGGCCGGGCTTACCGCCTTTATCGCCAGCTTTTACACTAGCGACGATGCGTTTCCACTTGCCTTCGTCCGTCCGCGCCACCTTACTTCTTCCTCATTTTGGCAAAAGTCTGGGCCAAGCGAGCACGCTGACCTAGTTTGCCGGGAGCCTTAGCTGCCTTAGCAAGAGCCTTAGCTGGGATTTTCTTACCCTTCGGAATACCCATTTGCTCATGGAGAGCACCGGGCTTCTTCACGGCTTTCTGCATCCACTTGCCGCCCTTGGCTGAGCCGCCCTTGGCGTAGACCGTCACGTCGTCAGGGTTATCCTTGCGACGAATAGTTTTCGCCTTGGGCATCTTGGACGCCTTCATATCGCCCATCCCACGTGACGGGCGCATTAGCAGGAGCCGCCTTTTTTCATGGTGACCATTTTGGTGTGGGTCTTGCCCTTTGTGGCGCAGCCGTCAGCACGAGACGAAACCGAACCGCCCTTGGCGTACTTCTTCATAGAACCGCCGCAAGCCTTCTTCATCATAGCGCGGCCCATGGTATCAGCCGACTTCTTGGTCATCGCACGACCAGCCTTAGTTGCTTTCTTCATCATACCACCTTCCTTCATTCCAACGCCCAACAATTTGTCCGCAGCAGCCTGCTTTTTGCGGCGCTGCATGTCTTTCTGGTCTTCCATGCGCTTCTGCGCATTCATGACTTCTTTACCCTTGCGGGTCATCATGAGCGCATCGCCCATCTTCTTTTCTTTGCCCGTCAGCTTCATCATCGGTTTTGCCATTTTACTTACCCTTCTTCATAGCACGAGTCTTGCCGCGAATGGCAACGCCGTCGATTTTACCGCCCTTAGCTTTCTTCATAAGAAGCGAACCGGGTTTCGGCTTTTCTTCCTTCTTACGCATAAGAAGCGAACCGGGCTTTGGCTTTGGCTCTTCCTTGCGTTGCAGCAGAGCTGGAGAAGCAGACCGAAGCCCCTTGTTCCAATCAGGCTTCTGCTGGCGAACGGGTGCTGCGGGGATTTTAGGAGTGGGTTTTGCCGCAGGTGCTGTGCGCGAAGCCTGTGCAATACCTGTACGTACGGCAGGTTTAGGTGTAGTAGTCCCAGCCTTAGGTGTAGAAGCCCCAGCCTTAGGCGTAGTAGTCCCAGCCTTAGGGGCAGCAGCCCGGCGCATACGTGACTCTTCTTCCGCCGTGCGGGTGTGGTAGGTTTTGCCGCCCCACGTGAATGTGGCTTTGCTGGGGTCTTTGCCAGCTAGTTTAGCCTTCATCCGAGCCAATTTAAACGCTTCGCCCCGCGTAAGATCGCGTGATGGGCCAGTGGCCTTCTTAAGCTCGTCACTGGTCCCCATCTCAGGTTTAGGGGTAGACGCATCAATATTCGCCAGAGCCTTATCGACATCGGCGGTGACCATGCGACCGATTTTCTTTTCGCTCATTGCCATCGTTCAGTCCTTCTTCATTTCGTCCAGCTTGGACTCAAGCCGCTGGATGCTCTTGTCGATACGCTCTACGAGGCGGTCCAAAGTCTGGTTCACCTCCGCACGTGTAACATGGTCACGCGCAACCTCTTCCCGGGTCCGGTTCAACAGGATCGTGATCCGATCCAGTTCGTCGAACTTACCCTTGACCATAAACCCTAATACGGCGACGATACCGCTGAGAATGACGTTCCATACCATCATTTCCATTTAACAATTCCACGCCCTCAATGATTTGTTGATACGCGAGTTCGGGTCGTTTGCCGTCTTGGAGGACGTCAATTTCTTCTTCATAACAGACATCCGAGCGCAGAATGACTTGCGCCGCGAGGCGTCCTTCTTGGTCTTGGGGTTCGGAGCCGGAGCCTTGAGGTTCATCCCCTGCTTCTTGGCCGACGCACGCCCTTTGGCGTTGAGGCCACCTTTGGGATTTTTGCCCTCGGCGCGTTGCCATGCAGGAGACTTAGCCATTAGACCATGCGTCCTTTCGTTTTGCCCTTCTGGGCGATGCCATCAGCGCGCTTCGATGCAGAGCCGCCTTTAGCCATTTTCTTAACAGGCTTTTTAGTCGCGCCCCCCTTTTTAAAGGACATCCTGCCGCGTACGCCTACGCCGGTACCCGCAGACTTGCCGGGGAACACCACGCTGGGCACTTCCATACCGACCTTACCGATAGAAAACGACGGGCCGTTACGCCCGCCAACAGTGCCGATCTCGTAGTCGTCACGGATAATAGTCGGCGCATCATCGGCACCCGTATCAGCGGGAGGGCCGTAAACCGTGCTTTTAGCTGAAGTATCGGGACGTTTAATTCTGCTCATCACGCCACCTTTTGGTTAGGCACCACCATCGGATACAGGACGTCATTGCCGTAGTTACCGACATATTCCTGCACGCCCATGTGGCCGAGGGTTATGGTTGGGTCGATCCAGACTTCGAAGCCGTGACTCCGGACACGGTCACAGAACAAGAAATCTTCTCCGATGTAGCCTTCTTCCGAAAGCTCGAAGTCAAACATGCACGAAAGCATACGATCAGTTTTCGAATCATAATAAGCCCATTCCGGGTGCTTCTTTTCGAGGGTCTCAAAGACCTCACGACGCACCAACATAAAGGCAGTTGCCACGCGCTTCGCACGAACAAGGCCCATACCGTTCATGGTAAGGTCGCCATTATCGTCGTAGTCGAGGGTAGCGATGTAAACTTTGCTCTCATTCCGCGTGCGCGGAACAGCAGCCACGATGCCCTTCTTGGGGTCTGTGCCCCACGCCATAAGGCGGAAGATGTCATCGGGTTCAAAATTAATGTCGGAGTCGATGAACAACAAATAGTCGCACTTCGACTCCAACATATCCTTCGCCAAAAGGTTACGAGCCCGTGATACCACAGAGCATCCGCAGATGCTCCCTATCTGGATATCAATCCCATGCTCCGCAGAAGCGCGTGAGAATTTAGCC